GAGTTGTCTATAAATGGTGATTTGTCCTATTTAAATTTAGACTGGACACCTGTACCTATTATACCTAAGTTTGTAGATATAGTTGTTAATGGTATATCCGAAAGATTATACGATGTTAAAGCATATTCTCAAGATCCAAATGGTGTAGACAAAAGAACTAAATACATGGAGTCTATATTAGGAGATATGCGTATGCAAGCTTTTGATAATGAAATAAACGAAGCGCTAGGTCTTGATTTAAGAGAAAGCACTATTGGTGTTTTACCAGAAAACGATGAAGAATTAGGATTACACATGCAGTTAGATTACAAACAAGCAGTAGAACTAGCGGAAGAGCAAGCTTTAAGAGTTTTATTTGAAGGTAATAAATACGAGTTGATTAAGAAAAGATTTTATTATGATTTAACTGTATTAGGTATTGGTGCTGTAAAAACTGATTTTACAACTTCAGAAGGTGCAACCATAAAGTATGTAGATCCTGCAGACTTAGTTTATTCTTATACAGACTCTCCTTATTTTGATGACATATATTACGTTGGTGAAGTTAAATCTATACCAGTAAACGAATTAGCAAAACAATTTCCTCATTTAACAGAAGAAGAGCTTGAAGATATAATGAAAAATAAAAGTTATAATAGAAATAATTATAACACTAGATATTCTGCTAAAAAAGAAGATACTAACACTATTCAAGTTTTATATTTTAATTATAAAACATATATGAATGAAGTTTACAAAATAAAAGAAACAGGTACTGGTGCTGAAAAAGTAATACCTAAAGATGATAATTTTAATCCACCTGAAAATAAAGAAGGTACGTATAATAGATTATTGAGATCTATAGAAACTCTTTATGAGGGTGCTTTAATACTAGGTACTAACAAACTATTAAAATGGGAAATGGCATCAAATATGATGAGGCCAAAAAGTGATTTTACAAAAGTTAAGATGAACTATGCTATAGTAGCTCCTAGAATGTACGATGGTAAAATAGAAAGCTTGGTAAAACGTATTACTGGTTTTGCTGATATGATACAGCTTACTCATTTAAAGCTACAGCAAGTTATGTCGCGTATAGTTCCTGATGGTGTTTATTTAGATGCGGATGGTTTAGCTGAAATAGATTTAGGCAATGGCACAAACTATAATCCACAAGAAGCTTTAAATATGTTTTTTCAAACTGGAAGTATAATTGGTAGATCGTTTACTAGTGAAGGAGATTTAAATCCTGGAAAAGTGCCAATACAAGAACTACAGTCTAGTAGTGGCGGTGCTAAACTACAAAGTTTAATAGGTACTTATAATTATTATTTACAAATGATAAGAGATGTAACCGGATTAAATGAAGCAAGAGATGGTAGTACTCCAGATAAAAACGCTTTAGTAGGTGTACAAAAATTAGCAGCGGCTAATTCTAATACAGCGACTAGACATATATTACAAGCTGGTTTATTTTTAACAGCTGAAACCGCAGAGCAGCTGTCACTTAGAATATCAGATATATTAGAATATTCTCCAACAGCAGATGCTTTTATACAAGCTATAGGCTCGCATAACGTGGCAACTTTAAATGAAATGAAAGAATTATATCTTTATGACTTTGGTATATTTATAGAATTACAGCCTGATGAAGAAGAAAAGGCTATGTTAGAAAATAATATACAAATGGCTATACAGCAAAAAAATATAAATATTGAAGATGCTATTGATTTAAGAGAAATAAAGAACATAAAATTAGCAAATAAACTTTTAAAAATACGTAGAAAAAAGAAAGAAGAAGCTGATAAGCAACTTCAAATGCAAAATATACAAGCTCAAACGCAGTCTAACACACAATCAGCTCAAACAGCTGCACAATTAGAAATACAAAAAAACCAAGTGTTGTTAGAAAACGAAGCTAAATTGCATCAAGTTAAAGCTGAAATAGAAGCTCAAAAAATGATGCAAGAAGTAAATCTTAAAAAAGAACTAATGGCTTTAGAGTTTCAGTATAACTTGCAGTTAAAACAAGCTGATGTTCAAGGCTTAAAAAATAGAGAAAAAGAAAAAGAAGATCGTAAAGACGAAAGAACAAAAATTCAAGCATCACAACAAAGTGAGATGATTGAGCAAAGAAAGACAGGTAGACCACCTAAAAACTTTGAGTCTGCAGGTAATGATATACTAGGCGGAGGTTTTAATTTAGGTGGTTTTGAACCTAGATAAAATTTATTAATTATTATTATATTATATTATGGAAGAAAAAAATGAAAACGTAGTTGAAGAAACTACACAAGAAACAACTGAACAAGTTGAAGAAACTAAAAAACCAAATATTAATGAAGACGGTGATTATGTCGTTGATTTAAGAACACCAATAGAAAATGAAACTAAAGAAAATAACGCTGACGACAGCGGAGTGGTTGAACTCGTTGAAAACACCGAGTCCACAGAAAAACAAGAAGAAGTACAACCGGAAACAAAAACACAAGAGCAAACAGCAGTATTAGAAGAAGTAACAGAAGAATCAACAGAAGAAAAAGAAGTAGTAGCTGAAGTTGAAGAAAAAGTTGAAGAAGCTGTTGCAGAAGCTGAAGCAACCGGTAAACCGTTACCAGAAAATATACAAAAGTTAGTAGACTTTATGGAAGAGACTGGCGGCGATATTAGTGATTACGTAAAGCTTAATCAAGATTATAATAAATTAGATGACACGGAAGTTTTGCTTGAATATTATAAACAAACAAAACCACATTTAAGTTTAGAAGAAATAAGTTTTCTCATGCAAGATTCATTTTCTTACAATGAAGATGAAGATGATGAGGTAGATATAAAAAGAAAAAAACTAGCGTTAAAAGAGCAAGTTGCCAGCGCTAGAAGCCATTTGGACGGGCAAAAGTCCAAGTACTATGAAGAAATAAAGTCTGGTGTTAAATTAACTTCAGAACAGCAAAAAGCTGTTAATTTCTTTAATAGATATAACAAAGAGTCAGAAGCAAACCAAAGAACAGCAAAAAGAAACTCTGAAATTTTTACACAAAAAACAAATAATGTTTTTAACGACAAGTTCAAAGGTTTTGAATACAACGTCGGTGATAAAAAATATAGGTTTAATGTAAACAATGCTGAAGAGATTAAAAGTACTCAAAGTGATATAAACAATTTTACCAAAAAGTTTTTGGATAAAAACGCAGGTTTAGTAGACGCTAAGGGTTATCATAAATCTCTATTTACAGCAATGAATGCTGACGCTGTTGCAAAACACTTTTACGAACAAGGTAAAGCTGATGCTTTAAAAGAAAGCATTGCTAAATCTAAAAATATTAACATGAACCCAAGACAAAAACATGGGGCTGTTGAAGCTGGTGGAATAAAAGTAAGAGTATTAGGTGATAATACTTCTGATTTTAAGTTTAAAATTAAAAATAATAAATAACATTTAAAAATTTAAAATTATGGCAATTACTGCAGGGACTAGTTTAAATAGTGTAGCTATCCCACAAAAACAAGCAACAACTGGAAATTACTTAGACTTAGCGTCTACAGCTAACCAAGGTTGGGCACAACAATACCTGCCAGACTTGATGGAAAAAGAAGCTGAGGTTTTTGGACCTCGTACAATTTCTGGTTTCCTTTCTCAAGTTGGTGCAGAAGAGGCTATGACTGCTGATCAAGTAGTTTGGTCTGAGCAAGGTAGATTACATTTATCTTACAATGCTCAAATTAAAGACAACAACGGTGGTATTACTGGCGGTGGTGTTAAAATTGAAATATTAACTGATATTGATGGTGTTGATCCAGGTAGTGATCACGGTGTACGAGTTAACGATACTGTTATTGTTGCTAGTTCTACTGAGGTACTTAAAGGATTAGTTACTGAGGTTTCTACTGTGTTTATTGAAGTTGAGCCTTATGGAGCTGCTACTTCAGCATCTACTGATGATGATCTTTGTACAGTATTAGTTTATGGTTCTGAGTTTAACAAAGGAACTAATTATATTTCTGCTGATGGTTCAACTGCTACTGATAGAAGAGGATCTAACGAGCCTGTTTTCAAGTCTTTTAGCAATAAACCAATCATATTAAAAGATTACTACGAAGTTTCAGGTTCTGACGCTTCTAGAATCGGTTGGGTAGAAGTTACTTCTGAGTCTGGTCAGTCAGGTTACTTATGGTACTTAAAAGCTGAGTCTGACACTAGAGCTAGATTTACTGATTATTTAGAAATGGCTATGTTAGAAGGTGAATTAACATCTTCTGATGATGCAGCTGATTTCTTAAGTGCTAACGACGCTTATCACGGTACGCAAGGTTTATTTGCTGCTATTACTGCTAGAGGTAATTTAACTTCTGGTGTTACTGGTGTTAACGCGGCTACTGATTTAGCTGAGTTCGATGCTATCTTAGCTGAGTTTGATAAGCAAGGTGC